CGGTATAGGCTTAAACGGGGCATGATACCATTATTTAGCGGCGGTTGACCAATAAATCGTTGAGTGTTATAATTACCCAAGTAACCGGTACAAGGAGCCACTGTGAAAACTGTTAATCGAGCACTCAAACCCCTGAATCCGCGCAGCCCTGACACCAAACACGTGGGCGACGAACCACTGTGGCGCGAGCAGCCCACAGAAAATCGTATCACTGCACTCAGCAGAGCATTTAATTGGTACAATTATTTTTATGGCAAAAAAGAAGCCAAGGACATGATTGCCACGTATTTGGATGCACATGATCGTGTGCGAGATGCCAAGCAGATCCGAGCCCTGCCCGACAGCCAAATCAGGCTCACACCGGCCTGGATGTGCCGCATGAGCATGATGGGCCTGCAGTTGGACGAACACGAGCAAATCAAACTGGACAACATGATTGCTGCCATGCTGGTTGTGCGTAACGAGCCTGGGCCTGAAGTACCTGCAGACGATACGGCTCCGGCTCGACTGACCATTCAAGATCGTCTGCGTGAAAAAGTCACAGAGTGTGCAGGCGAACTCGAAGGTGTATTTGATGAGTTTTGCACAGCTGGCGCCAAAATGAGTGCTGACTACAAGCCCATTGCCGTGATGCGCAGCATGAACATTGCCCCGCAAATGGTCAATGACATTCGCACAATCTGGGTTGATCGTCTCAACGAGTACCAAGAAGTCATTGAAGGCAAAGATTCCCAGTTGGTGGAAGCCTATGGACATTTCAGCAAAATCCAATTGCGCAATATTGTTAAGTTCATTGAACAAGTGATTGCCGATTGCGGTGCCTATGTGCAGATCAAGAAAGTGGAACGCAAGCCGCGCAAGGTCAAGCCTGTGGCACCAGAAAAACGTGCAGCCAAGTTTCGAGTACTCATGGAGTTTGCCGAACTCAAGCTCCGAGGTCTGCCGGCTGCAAGTCTTGTGGACAAGAGCGAAGCCTGGTTGTATGACACCAAAAAGCGCAAGTTGATTCATGTAGTGGCAGACTCGCATACTCAAGCGTTCACTGTCAAAAGCAACAGTGTGATTGGTTTCAGCACTGTGGAAACGCAGCAAAAAACTGTGCGCAAACCAGCTGAAACCATCAAGGCAATCACAGCGGCTGGCAAACCTGCTGCTAGAAAAATCTTCAAAGAGTTGACCACTACAGAAACTCCCTGGAATGGTCGCGGTACTGAGAACCTTGTAGTGCTCAAGGCCTGGTAAATAAGGGGGAACGGAGCTTCCCCCTTATGGCTGAAAACGCACTGCCACAATTCAAGCAAAATCTCATTGAGTATGTTAAGTTACAACTGGGCGATCAAATTGTCGATTTGGAACTGGATCCTGCTCACTATGAGAGTGCCTATCAACGCACCTTAGGCACCTTTCGTCAGCGCAGCAATGCAGCCTATGAAGAAGCCTATATCTTCATGGAATTGATTCAAGACGAGAACATCTACACACTGCCGCAAGAAGTGGCCAGTGTGCGTCAGGTATTTCGCAGAACTTTTGGTAACAGCACAGGACCGTTTGCATCAAATTTTGATCCATTTGCGCAGGCCAGTCTCAATGTGTATCTCATGAACTTCAACGTGGCTGGCGGCCTGGCCACTTATGATTTTTACACACAGTACGTTGAATTGGCTGGCCGCATGTTTGGCGCATACATGAACTACACCTGGAATCCTGTGACCAAAAAATTGCAGATCATTCGTGATCCCAAGGGATCGGGAGAAAATGTTCTGCTGTGGGTATACCAGCTCAAGCCTGAAATTCAACTGTTGGCCGACTATCAGTCTGGACAGTGGATCCGTGACTACATGCTGGCCAACTGCAAAATGATCATAGGCGAAGCTCGTGAAAAATTTGCTCAAATTGCTGGTCCACAAGGCGGCACACAGCTCAATGGTGCAGCACTGAAAACTGAAGCCAAAGAAGCCATGGCTGACCTAATTGAGCAACTGAAAAACTATGTGGATGCCAGCCAGCCCCTGACTTGGGTCATTGGCTAATTGACAACTGCGCTGAATTTTGCTATAATAGCAAAATGGACGTGATGCTTGACATAGAGGGCCTGGGCACTGGCCCAGATACCACTATTCTTACAATTGCAGCGCAGGGTTTTGACCCCTTGGGCGATGGCTACTACAGCGAACACAGTTTCTACGTGCGTGTGGATTTAGAAAGTCAAGCAAATCGCAGCATACAAGATGGCACCATTGACTGGTGGGCCACTCAACCCGCGGCAGTGCGCGAAGAAGCTTTCAGTGAGCAAGACCGCGTGCAACTCGGCGTGGCCCTTGACGGGCTGACAAAAATTGTTTGGAAGGCTCGCAGAGTATGGGCTCAAGGCCCCACGTATGACATGACCATACTGGAGCATGCCTACAAAAGTCTCAACAAAGCTTTGCCCTGGCAGTATTATTCGGTGCGTGATTCGCGTACTGTGTTTGGCTTATGGCCTGGGCTTGAAGCCCCACCAGCCACTCACAATGCACTGGAAGATTGTCGCAGACAAATCTCCATGCTGCAAGACACACTTAAATACCTCAACATCAAGGAACTGCGATGATCATTGGAATCTGTGGATTTATTGGCTCGGGCAAAGATACCATTGCTGACTATCTTGTGAACTTTCACGGTTTTAGACGCGAAAGTTTTGCCAACAGTTTGAAAGACGCTGTGGCACAGGTTTTTGGTTGGGATCGTACCATGCTGGAAGGCCGCACCAAACAGGCCCGCGAGTGGCGCGAGCAAGTTGATGTCTGGTGGGCCGAACGTCTGTCAATGCCGCACTTGACTCCGCGTTGGATTTTGCAATATTGGGGTACTGAAGTTTGTCGCCGAGCTTTTCACGATGACATTTGGATTGCAGCACTGGAAAACAAGCTGCGCAACAGTGCAGATCATGTGGTGATTTCAGACTGTAGATTTCCCAATGAAATTCAAGCCATTAGAAATGCTGGTGGGCAGGTGATCAGAGTGATGCGTGGCCCTGAACCTGAATGGTACCAAGATGCAGTCAATGTCAACGAAGGTAGAGGCAACATGAGCTGGATGATCAGTAAGGAACGCCTCAAAACTCAAGGCATTCATGCCAGTGAAACCAGCTGGGTGGGCACTGAGTTTGATGCAGTGTTAGACAATAACGGCACCCTGGATCATTTGTATCAGCAAGTCATGCGTCTGGTGCAAGATCTCCCGGGCGCCACGGCAAGTCACTCCTAGACACTTCTTCCACACAGTTCTTACAGATCGATTTGAGATTTTTTATATGCACATTGTTCAAATCGCCGTCTACATGATATACCAGAATCTGCGCTGAATATCTGGCCTTAAAGCCACAGCGATCACACTGCATTTTTTTCTTATAGCCCGCTTGTTCCCAGCGGGCTTGTCTCTTTTTGAGCCCACGACCTTTGCGTTGGCAAGTCTCACATCTGGATCGATAGTGCGTGACACCTTCGCGAATGTAATTCACTGCACAGGGTCTTTGATCACAGGCTTGGCAAACGGGGCGCATGACAATATTTAGTGCAAGGACCTTGCCCAAAGGGTGCTCAACTCCATGGTTTTTGGCATTTGCCTATAAATATCTACAACTTGAAAAGGAACCCATTATGGCACTAGTATCTCCTGGCGTAGAAGTCACAGTAATTGACGAGAGTCAATACATCCCTTCAGCCGTCAACACAGTCCCTTATTTCATGGTGGCCACAGCACAAAACAAAGTCAGCAGTGACGGCGTAACTGTAGCAGCCGGTACACTGGCGGCCAACGCCAACAAAACTTATCTCATAACCAGTCAGCGAGATCTTGCTGCCACATTTGGTGTACCGTTCTTCTACAACACCACAACTGGCACACCAATCAATGGTTACGAGCTCAACGAGTATGGCTTGCTGGCTGCTTACTCAGCGTTGGGTGTGTCAAATCGTTGCTATGTACAACGTGCCGACATTGACCTCACCGAACTCACAGCCAGTTTGAGCCGTCCAGTGGGTCAGCCCGACGATGGAACCTACTGGCTTGATGCATCTACTTCAGTGTGGGGCATCCAAGAGTGGAATCAAACCAACAACACATTCACTGTCAAAACTCCTTTGGTGTTGACCAGCAGTTCCGAAGTTGACATCACCAACGTTCCACTGCCTAGTGTTGGCAGCATTGGTGATTACGCCATTGTTGCAACCACTACTATTCTTGTTGGCTACTATAAAAATAGCAGCAACACATGGGTAATGGTTGGCAGTGATGCATGGAAAGAATCATGGCCCACTGTGCAAGGCAGCAATGCACCCGCCAGTCTAACTGCCAATGCAAATCTTTTGATTAACGATGCTCTTTTCACAGTGCCAGTGAGCCCAGATAATACCGTGGCTGGACTGGCTGCTGCCATTAACGCTGCACCGCCAACTGGTGTATCAGCTGGTGTGGTAAGTGGCAAACTGTATTTGTATGCTGACAGCACAGCCAGCAACGACGGGTCAACTTTGACCAACAATGGTGTGATTGCGGTTGACCCTGGACCCAACAGCGGAACCGCATTGTTGACTGCTCTGGGAATTACCACTGGCGAATACGCTGCTCCTGAATATTTGCCTAGCTACAGTTACCAAGCTCCGCGCTGGAGAACCACAGACACTGAAGGTGGTCGCCCAACTGGATCAGTTTGGAACAATCTAAGCGCTGCTAACAATGGCATTAATTTGGCAATGAAAAAATACAGCACCACATTGGCCACTTTTGTTACGCAAGCATGTCCGTTGTACTCGGGTGACAATGCTGCCATTTATGCATTAGACCCCACTGGCGGTGGTAGAAATATTCCAGTTGGTACTACCTATGCTGTGTTCCAGGCCAATTTTTATAGCACCAATCCATTGGTGTGCATGGCATTTGAAATTGTTGAAAGAGCTGTGTTGGGCCAAACTGTTGTGACAGGAACCACTACTCCGTCGCTAACAGGTACTCCTTTTACACCTGGTAACAGCTTCACTTTGACTGGTACTCAGCCAAGTACACTTACTCCAGTAACTGCTACTGTTACAATTGGTGGCACTGGCACTGTGGCTAACTTCATTTCAGCAGTGTCAGCAGCCAACATTCCTTTTGTTTCGGCAAGTGTAAACACTGCAGGTAACATTGTGTTTACTCACAGCGCCGGTGGATCAATTGCGCTGACACCAGGCACAGGAACTCCATTGACCACTGCGGGCTTCACTGTGTCAACTACATATGTGCGTCAAAGTGCCAGCACTGCTAATGGTCTGACACTCAGCAACTTTGTCACTACCCCAACATTTACATATGCAACAAATGATGTTGCACCTGATCAAGATCCAGCCAATGGACGTTTGTGGTATTACAGCACTGTAAGTGACGTAGATATTATGATTCAAGACGGTGGATCATGGCAAGGGTATCAAAATGTCAACAATGATGTACGTGGTTACGATTT